TTAGAATATGTTTGAAATCTTTTCTACCACGTCGGCTTCCATAATTGGAGTTACATGCGAGTAGGTATCCATAGTTTGTTGATACGAGGAATGGCCAAGCCTCATTTGTACGACTTTAAAGTTTACGCCAGCTTCTAATAATAAGGTAGCGTGTGTATGGCGGGTATCGTGCATCGTAAAGTCAGGCCTACCGATTGCGGTAGCAAACTTTTTACACTTTAGAGAAACTTTAGCAGGATCACGAGGGTTTCCAAACTTACCAGGGAACACGAGATTATTATTTCTCCAGTTCGGTGCTTTTAGTCTTCGTTTATCGACGCATGTGCGAAGTTTTAGGAGCTCTGCGATAGTTTTATCGTCGAGTGAGATAGAACGCCTTGACGAGCTGTTTTTAGTTGTTTTAGAGATAGTCGTGACTTCGTCGATACGTAAAACTGTTTGATTGACGGTTAGCGTCTTTTGTTTTAAATTGACATCATCCCAGGTTAAGCCGAGTATCTCACTACGGCGTAAACCTGTAGTAAATGCTAGCTTGAACAGGGCATGCCATTCGACATCATCGATTTGTTCGAGGAACGTTTCAACCTCTTCTTTAGATAGTGTTACCATCTCGCGTTTACGTTCTTGCTTTGGCTTCTTAACCAGTGTGGCCACGTTCTTCGATATTATCTCATCCATGACCGCCTGTTTTAGGATTGCCCTAAGAACGGTTAGCGTATAGCTGATAGTCCTTGCCGATAAGTGGCTCATGCTATCCATAAGAGCCCTTACGTTTAATGCTGACAGCTCGACTAATCGTATTGAGCCTATGAAAGGTACGATATAGGTCTTAATAATATATTGGTAAGAGGATAGGGTATTCTGTGAAACCGTATCCGTTTTAAGTCGGATCCAATATTCACACCAGCGCTCGGTTGTAATTGTGTTATCGTAGTTCGCACATTGCGCTAGCGACTCAACGTAGGCATCACGTTCAGCAATAGCAGCTTTCTTGGTAGTGCCATAAAAGTATTTGCGCTTACCATTTATCAGCTTTGATACTTGGTAGCGTCCATCAGCTCGTTTTTTAGCCATAAAAATAACCTCCTAGGCTTAAATTTGAGTATAAGAAATACGCCTTAGAGGTTTTGTATGGTATAATGATATTGGAGTAAAAATGAAATACCTTTTCTCTAAGGCTAGGTATGTAGTTTTTAGTAGCCCTCACTGCGGTGGGGGCTTATTTTTATTTTATCTAAAATACAGAATCTAGTACATTGTCATACCAGTGCTTTTTCTTTTTAGGCTGTTGCACTTCTTCAGATGGAGCCTGGTGTATCTCATGGTCAGCTTGCCATTTTGCCAGTGCGTTTTTAGTGCCTTCGTCGACTTTATGTAAGTCGTCCATTTCTTCTTTTGTCATGTTGATAGTACGTTCAAGATATTCCTGCTCATCTAGTAATTCGGTACTCCCGTCATCGTAATGTACTAGTACCTTAGGGCCGTCTAAAGCCTTAAACTCATCGTGAGATACTTCGGTTCTAGCGAATCCTGTAACTGTAACTAAGGCAAGCATAGTAGTAATTAATAAAGTCTTTTTCATGTTAACATCTCCCTTTTATATAATCCCTTTTATATAATCCCTTATAATACTGATACATAATGATGGTAGAAATCTATAGCCTCTAATTCGGCATCATCGATACATGTTCGACGGACCATTTGCTCTACTAGATTAACGTGATGGTCTAAATAGAAGTCGTCATTAATAATATGCATTAATTCGTGCTTAATTTCTTCCCTCATACGATCATGAGGGAGGTTTTTGTTTATATAGATATTATGAGTATCTATATCTTCACATTCCTCTGACACAGCGTTGGCATGTGGTAAGTCGCAATAAATCAAATTTACAACCAATATAACACTCTCCCTTGTGTATTATTTGTTTTTTAATTTTAAAAGCTCTATATATTCGACTGCTTTTTCTAAATCCTCCTTACTTATATCTTTAGCGGCAGAGAAGAGCATACGAGCTCCCGGACGTGTGCGTAGGTATTCAGCAAATTCGGCTGCTTCACGGTCAGTGTAATAGCCGTCTGTATATTTCTCTACTAGTTCAGATTTAGGAACACCAAAATAGTTTGCCAATAACTCAATTTTATCGATTCTAGGATATGTATTTCCCTTTACCCAATCGGTAAACGTAGTATACTTTAGCCCTAAATCAGCGCATATTTTATTGCGATCAATTCCGCGACTATCCATTAGTCGTTGAATATTCTCGGCCATAATAGCCTTGTTACCTAAATCACTCATAATAACCTCTCAAACACGGAATATATTAATTAATATACCTATATATTACGACATTTTCGTAATAAAATCAATATTTTACGGAAATTTTACGATAGTTTAAGTTTAGTTTATGGACATTACGGATAAACCGTAGTAGAATGATGACTGTAAACAAGATGTGAGTATCAAGAAAGGAGGTAGCTTATGAAGTATACATTAAAGATGTTAAGGGCTTCAAAAAACTGGTCTCAACTTACGGCATCTAAAGCGATTGGAGTGTCTGTTGATACTTGGGGAAATTGGGAGCGTAAACGCTCTTACCCTGATGTTCCTCACATAAAAAAGATACAAGAAGTATTTGGTGTAACGTATGACGACATTATTTTTTTATAGTTGATTACGGTTAAACCGTTACGGAGGATGGGTTATGAAAGAATTCGTAATCAGAATGTTCGGCGAATCCATTACGGAACGCATGAACGAGTTAGGCATGACTAAGACGGCGCTGATCAAACAAGCTGAAATCTCGATGGATACATTAAACCGAGCTATCAAGGGAAAGTCAGTGCAAATGTCGACAGTCGTTGGTATCTGCTATGCGTTGTGTGTCGACGATACCGAAAGTCACGACTTTTGGGAAACCGATTACTACAACCCGAAATTAGATAGGAGGTAGCTATGAATAAAAAACAATTATTAGAACTAGCTAGTTGTTGCTTATGGATTTTAGCGCTCGGCTTGTCCGCAGGTATAAGTTTATTCGTGATGTTATCCCTGGTGCTTCTAGCATTCTAGGAGGTCGCCATGAATAAGATGTGCATCACAGTAGCGGAAGCTGCAGAACTTGCTAGCGTACCGCAAGCCGTTATCCGAGAATGGGCGCAAGATTTTGACTTCCCGTCCATGAAAATTGGTAAACGTGGTGGTAAACGCCTTATCCACGTTGATTCGTTTAATGCTTGGCTTGCTAAACGATGCCAGGCGCGAACAGGAGAGTAGACATGATGAAAGTAGTTTATGGGCTTCGCATTATTGCAGCCATATTAGTAGTAGGAACTGTAGGTTCTATCGAAATAGACCGCATTGATTTATGGACTGGTATGTGCCAGGGGTTACTAGGTATCACCCTTTGGTTACTCACTGGTTACTGGATTGAGGAGTTAAAAGAGTATGAACGATAAACGATGCTCCTTCTGTAATAAAAGGATTAAAAGTCCTTACACAAATTGGTCGTACCTAACAGGTAAGCCTCGGATTGTGTGCGATAACTGTAAAGACATACACCCGTGTGTAAATAGAATAACACGTTTATCCAAACGTGCCTAGTGAAAGGAGGAGAGGACATTGCGAGACTGTACAACGTGCCCTAATAGAGATTACTGCATTCCTGATGAGTGCGAGCACCTGGGCACAAAAAAAAGCACCCCAAAGCACGGCAATGCTAAAGGGCGCATAGAAAAATATCCATTTAAAGTATATCACATCATTAAGCCGAAAGGGAATAGAACAATGATCGAGTTAAAAATCACAGTTGATAAAGCAGTTGAATTAGAACAAGAAGTGAAAGACCTATATCAATCTATCGTAGGCGCTCCAGTTAAAGAAGAAACATCTACTAAGAAGGAAGCTCCTAAACAAGCTGAACCAGTTAAAGAAGAAGCACCTGCTCCTAAGGAAGAACCTAAATCTGAGCCAGTTAAAGAGGAACCAGCAAAAGCTGAAGAACCTAAAGTAGAGGTCCCTAGCCTTGAAGCAACTCGTGAAGCAGTAAAAGACGTAATGGCAAAAGCTACTGATAAAACGAAAGCTAAAGGCGAATTCAAAGCCTTCTTAGATAGCATCGGCGCTGAAAAGGTAACATCTGCTACCGATGAACAACGTATTCAAATTATGGAATGGGTGAATAGCCGTGGCTAAGAAACATGCTTTACTTGGGGCTTCAAGTAGCGCCAGGTGGCTAGTATGTACTCCTTCAGCAAGACTCGAAGCGATGTTCCCTGATGAACAATCGCCGTATGCTGCGGAAGGTACAGTAGCACATGACCTGGCGGAAGCAATCCTCCGGCATAAGCTTGAAGGCAAAAAAGCCCCTAAGCTAGACGACTACTCTACTGAAATGATAGAAGCGGTTAATCGATATGTCGATATTTGCGAGGAGAAGGTAAACGAAGCGCGTGCTCGTTCCTCTGATGCGGAAGCCATGATTGAAGCAAGGCTCGACTTCTCTAGATGGGTACCTGAGGGTTTTGGTACTGGTGACATGGTAATCGTAGCGGACGGCATCCTGGAAGTAATTGACCTAAAGTATGGTAAAGGCGTTCCTGTTAGTGCCGTTGAAAACACACAAATGCGACTCTACGCGTTAGGTGCTTACGATGTAAACGAGTTCCTATATGACATTAAAACAGTTCGCATGACGATCGTTCAGCCAAGACTTGATAGTGTGTCTACCGATGAAATGTCACTTGAAGAACTTCTTGATTGGGGCGAAGATATCAAACCAATCGCACAACGTGCTTGGGAAGGTGAGGGCGAATGTACACCTTGCGATTACTGTAACTTCTGTAAAGCACGGCACACCTGCCGGGCATTAGCAGATACTTGCCTTGATACATTCTATAAGAATGGAGGTAAGCTCAATCAATTACTTACTGACCGTGAGGTATCTGACATCTTAGCGATGAAGGATTTAATCACGAAATGGATTAAAGGTGTTTACGACTTCGCTTATGAAAAAGCTTTATCAGGTGAAAAGCAATGGCCTGGATATAAATTAGTCGAGGGTACATCGAGACGTACCATAACGGATCCGGATGCTGCAGCTAAAACATTACTCGATAATGGCTATAAGGAAGAAGACATCTTTAAGCCACGTGAACTCGAAGGTATCACAAACTTACAAAAGGTACTCGGTAAAAAGGGCGTTGCCGAATACCTAGAAGCTTATATCGAAAAACCGGAGGGCAAGCCTACACTTGTACCGGAAAGCGATAAACGCCCAGCGATTAATACAGTTGAAACAATGATGAATGAATTTGAAGATGAGGTATAAGAGATGAACAAAACTTTAACAACAGCATTGGCAATTTCCGCGTTGGCAGTAAACGTAGCTGGCGCAACTAGTAATAATACGGTAGGCGGTACAGATAATACTATCTCCGCAACTTCTACAAGCTCCGCAGTATGGGGTTTCCAAAATAGCATCGACGCTAATAATGCGTTAGCGTTCGGTACGAATAATACCGTAACTGGTGAAAATGGCTTCGCCGGTGGTAATAACGCTACTGCAGCAGGTCGTAACTCCTTCGCTTTTGGTTCTCATGCTGAAAGCTTGGTGGAGTACACCGTAGCCATCGGCAATCAAGCTCGTGTGTCTAGCTACGACAGTGTAGCTATTGGTAACGGTGCCTTCGTATCCGGCGAGTCTTCTGTAGTATTAGGCAGAACTAATAATGTTACAGGCGCTGATACTGTGGTCATCGGTGCTAACAACGGCACAGTGGCTGGCGGCCAAAGTGCCATTGTAGGATACAACAATAAAATCGGTGCTGACAAAGAGCAACTAGTTTTCGGTTCTAACTCCGAATCTAATGGCCAAGGTGCTCTTACATTTGGCACTCATGCCAAATCCTTAGCCACTGACGCCGTTGCATTCGGCAACAATACGATTGCTGACCAAGCGAATTCGGTGGCAATCGGAACAAACTCTGTTACAGATAGCGCCATTGGCGTTGACGGCATTACTATAAACGGTACTCGCCACGTTTTCGCCGGAGAACAGCCGGCAAGCGTAGTAAGTTTTGGTTCTAAAGCCCGCGCTGGTGCAGGCGGAGTAACTCAGTACAACCGCCAACTCACGAATGTTAGTGCAGGCCAAATCTCCGCTGATTCATTAGATGCTGTAAACGGCTCCCAGTTGTTTGCTGCGATTGATGAAATCGAAACAAACGCTAAACAAATTAACAACAATAAAACAGCGATTGTTAAGACACAGAACAATTTAAAAGACCTAGCCGTTGGTGTTCAAATGCTTGGCGACGTGGTGAGTGATCATGAACAAGCTATCGCAGGTCATACTACTGCAATCGCTAACAATACTAACCGCATCAATGGTAATGCATCTGCCATCAATTCCCTTGGCCAAAAGGTAACTGCTAATACAGCGGATATCAGAAGCCTTGAACATGTGGCAGATAATCACGAACAACGTATCACGACTTTAGAAAATCGTTCTACCAGCATGGCTAATGACATTAACAACAAGGTCAACAATCTTGGCCAACGTGTTAATAAGTTAGGCGCAAGCTCCGCAGCACTTGCTGGATTGCATCCACTCGATTTCAATAGAAACGACAAGGTAAGCTACGCTGTAAGTTATGGCCGTTACCGTAACAGTAATGCAGTAGCGCTCGGCGTATTCGCAAGACCTAATGAACGTATCATGCTAGGCTTTGGTGCTACTTTGGGCGGTGAGAACCAATACACCGTAAACCTTGCGTTCAAAACAGGCAAAGGTTCTGATTACCTTGCCGAAGCCAAAGATGCACAAAGCCGTATTTCTAAACTTGAAGCACTCGTAAACAAATTAATGTCTGAAGTAGAAGCTAACAAATAATTCATTTAAAGAAGGAGACCGTAACAATGGCTAAATTAACAACTGGTATCGTAAGACTTTCCTATGCAAACATCGCTCAACCTCGTAAAAACGACGACGGCAAAGCAAAATATAGCTCCCAAATCATCATTGATAAAACCGATAAGAAGACAATCAAAGCATTTGAACGCGCGATTGAAGAACTTAAAGCGGATCCGAAAGCAGTAGCTAAGGTGGAAGGTAAAGCAGCATACCTTAAATTGAACTTACGTGATGGTGATACAGCTGAAGCAGTAGCTGACCAACCTGAAACATACGCTGGTAAATTCTTCATTAATGCGAATAGCGATAAACAACCTATCGTATTCACTCGTGACAAAATCAAGATGGACCAATTCGATATCGAAGAGGAAATCTACTCCGGTGTATACGCGCAGGTAGCGCTTTCTGTTTTTGCTTATAACTTCAACGGTAAGAAAGGTGTAGGTTTTGGTCTAAATGGTGTTCGTAAAGTTAAAGATGGTGACCGCCTCGGCGGTGTACATGTATCTGCTAGCGACTTCGGTGACGATGATTTAGGCGACCTAGACGATGACGATTTAATCTAAGGAGGCATATATGGAGCTCAGTATTGATGTGGAAACGTATTCTGACTGCCCTATTAAATATGGGGCTCAGCGATACGTTGATGATACAACATTTGAAATACTGCTCTTTGCCTACAGCTTCGATGACGAACCGGTCGAAGTAATTGATATGACAAAGGATCCACTGCCCGAAAGGGTGGTGGACGCTTTGTATAACAAGGAAATTACAAAGACCGCATTCAACGCAGCATTCGAAATGCTTTGTCTAAAAAAGTACTTCCCTGATGCGGACTATACGAACTGGGAATGTACCTCTGTACTAGCGTTATACTGCAGTTTACCTGCAAGCCTCGATAATGTGTCTAAGGCTTTACGATTAGGTGAAGCCAAGGATGCAAGAGGTAAACGCTTAATTCAATTTTTCTCTGTACCACGTAAGCCTACTAAGACAAATCCTAAGACACGTAATATGCCTGAGGATGCGCCGGAGAAATGGGCGGAATATATTGAATATAACCGCCAAGACGTAGTAGTAGAGAGGGCAATTCGTAAACGCTTACTTTCGTTAAAGCCACCTGCTATCGAGCACGAGTACTGGCTACTCGACCAAGATATCAACTGGCGAGGCGTGAAAGTAGATATGGAACTCGTCGATGCAGCGCTTGCTTGTAACGACGAAATCGTGGAAGAAGCTACCGAGTCATCCAAGATATTAACAGGATTAGAGAATCCTAACAGTACTATGCAACTTAAAGAGTGGTTAACTGCAAGACTAGGATATGATCTAGAGACAATGCGAAAAGACGATGTATCAAACCTCTTGGCACAGGATATCCCCTCCGATGTTCGCAAGGTACTACAAAATAGACAGGTGCTCGGTAATTCCTCCATCAAAAAATACTTAGCCATGAAAAACGCTGTGTGTTCTGATGGTCGTATCCACGGCATGCTTCAGTTTTATGGAGCTATGCGTAGTGGACGATGGGCGGGCCGTGTAGTACAACTACAGAACCTCCCTCGTAACTATCTAGAAGATTTAGACACAGCTCGGGACGTTCTTAAAAGTAGAGATGTAGAAATGCTAGACCTACTCTATGGAAACCCGGGTGATGTGATTAAGCAACTTATCCGTACTGCTCTTGTAGCAGAGGATGGGCACCGATTTATTGTAGCCGACTTTAGCGCTATTGAAGCCCGTGTTATCGCCTGGCTAGCTCACGAGAAGTGGCGCCAGGATGTATTTGCGCAAGGTGGCGACATCTACTGTGCATCCGCATCCAGTATGTTCCACGTGCCGGTTGAGAAGCACGGTGTTAACGGGCACCTTCGCCAAAAAGGTAAGGTAGCAGAATTAGCGCTTGGCTATGGTGGCGGTGTAGGGGCCATGAAAGCGATGGATTCAAAAGGTGAAATTCCTGAGAAGGAGTTACCTGGTATCATCGAAGCTTGGCGACAAGCAAGTCCACGAATTACGAAATTTTGGAAAGACGCAGACAGCGCAGCAAAGCAAGTAGTGAGAACAGGAGAACCCGTACGAATTATACAAGGCAATATTAAATTCTTTAAATCGAAAGGCTTCCTGTTCATTGAATTACCGTCCGGTCGCAGACTTGCCTATGCAAGACCAAGACTCGGGCTTAACCAGTTCGGTAGTGAGTCGATTGAGTATGACGGTATGGATCAGGTTAAGAATACATGGGGCAGAGTTGAAACCTACGGCGGAAAGCTCGTCGAAAACATTGTACAGGCAGTTGCAAGAGATTGCTTAGCCGCATCAATGTTACGGCTTTCTAAAGCGGGTTACAAAATTGTAGCCCATATCCACGACGAAGTGGTTATCGAAGCGCCTATAGGCGTAGGCAGTTTAGAAGAAGTAATAGATATAATGTGTGAACCTGAGCCCTGGAATGAGGGCCTCATATTAAACGCAGCAGGGTTTGAGAACCCTTACTACATGAAGGATTAGGAGGACAATTCTTATGAAACTCTCAAAACAACAAATTCAACAACAACGCGAAGCAATCGACGGCTTATATGAACTCGTAAAAGATGCACCAGCTAGCGAACGTAAAGATACAGCTATGGCATATTGCGAAGGATGTATTGCTGCATGCGACCTCGCGCTTAAGATATTAAACGGCAAGAAAGCAGAAGCTCCTAAGGTGGAAGAACCTGTAGTTGCCGAAACTACGGCTGAAGCTACTCCAGCTGTAGAAGAAAAGCCAAAACGCAAACGTACTACCAAAAAGAAAGAAGTAGAGGCTCCAGTAGTTGAGGAAACTCCTGAAGAAGATGATTTAGACGATTTGTTATAAGAGAAAGGATAGCGCCTTATGAAGGTCTTATTCAATCTACAAGTACAAAGGCTGTACGACCTGGTACGGCGCAATCAAGTATCACCTTTTAACCCTGCAAGTTATTACCATGTACCTTGCGAACACTCCTTCGCTAATCTTTGGCCAATGGAATCTAATGGGTTCGGGATAGTGCCTTGCCGGGAATCAGATGAGTTCTATTGCCCAAAATGCGGTGAGCGGATCAACGCTAAAGGGTTTACTGCAGAAGTTGGGTATAGCGCCACAGTTCCTCTCTCCCTGGACCTATCCATTATAGATAGGGGCGATAAACTGGACGTGCAATTTGAGTACGACACGGTATACGCCGACGGCGATAATGGGATGATTTACAAAGGTTATAAATCTCATGTCATTGATGTAATACGGTTTGACTTCAAGCAAAGAAAAACCTTTATCATACTTAAGAAACGCTCACGCAGCGACGTCGTCGAAGAAGCGACGGCTTCCCCTAGGCGTTTAAGCAACAGCCTTTTATCATTAGCTTGGTTTGTAGCCACACCTGACTGCAGACTGCATAACCATCAAGATGAGCTAAAACGTTTCGCTAAGGTATTAAAAGAGGTATTCTTTGAGAAGCTTTCAAAGGTCGTAGGTTATAAAGTCAAACGCATTAGACAAGGCGTACAGGTATCTAACAATTACGGAGCCTTCGATAACCTACTCCATAACTTAGTATGGAAATTACAAGCTCCGGATGCACCGGCTATCAATGATAGTCTTAAACAAGACTATGACGATTACTATAATCATAAATTCCCTAATGAGACACTCGGTATGGATAACGTATTAGAGTTAACGATAAAAGGCGATTCCTTTGTAAAGGCCTTAATCAAGGCTCACAACCTACCTGATGCTAGATGGGTTCGCCGGTTACTACATGACAGGCCTTTCTTCTATACGAAGATCATCAAGGTTATGGCTACGTTATTTAAGAACAAGGACTATCAAAAGGCTATGGTCGATGTCGTTAAAGATAACGCTGATAATACAAGTTATATTCAGTCATGGCCCTTATGGCGAGATGACCGTGACTTATCGGTCATTCGTAAATTTGTTAATATCCTTAGTCATCAATACGGTGAGCGCCAGGCGTTCTTATTCATTAGAAACGCGCCTTCCTATCATGATATTAGAGATACAGCTAGTATGTATTTTGAGTTATCAAGAAGTCGCCGTAAAGAGGTTTGGGCTAGTCGCATCCAAGTGCGTAACCTACATGACACAATCTCTAGAACGCAAAAGTTCGATAAAGTGGAAGACGAAATCGTTCAGCAGCGTAAAGCACATCGTGCATTAGCTGACATGGTTAACGGTTACCGCTTCATGGCAATCGGTTCTACTCACGGCATCATTGATATGGGTATACAGCTTAATAACTGTGTAAGCTCCTATATCAAGAAGGTGAAAGCAGAAACGTGCGCTATCGTAGGTGTCTATAAATGTAACGAGCCTGTAGCGTGTATCGAGGTTAATCCGAAGAATGATGCGGACGACTTCGTAGAGATACACCAGGCTAAACTTAAAAACAATCGTGGCGTATACGAAGACCACGATATCAACGGAGCTGTAACGCAGTGGGTAGCATCTCACGGCTTATGCGTTCCGGCGTATGTACGAGATATCCAGTTTGCGAAGGGAGGAGCGATGTAATATGGATACTACTATCATCATAGCTACGGGCAGAAGTCGCTCCGCCCGTAGCTGGAAGTCTCAGAAGATGACTTGGAGTGCTTTGGTCAGTAAATTGGCTGAACCAACTGTAACGAACGAAACGGCTGCTGAATACGCCAAGATGTCTAAAGCTGATCAGGGGCAAAAGAAAGACGTTGGCGGTTTTGTAGGTGGCTATATTCCTAAAAATGGTAGACGGATTAGAGTGGCTGTTAAAGAGAGATACTTAATCACTCTTGATGCGGATAACCCTGGCGAAGATTTCATCGTAGACCTAGATATGGAATTAGGCGGTATGGAATATGTACTGTATAGTACACACAGCCACACAGCTGACAATCCTCGCTACCGCGTGATTATCCCCGTGGATAGACCGATGACACCGGATGAGTATCAAGCAGTCTCGAGACGGATTGCTGATAACATCGGCATTGAGTTCTTTGACCCATCCACGCACCAGGCTGAACGGCTTATGTATTGGCCAAGCCATCCTAAGGACGTCGAGTATGTATACCAACATAGCGAAGGCTCACTTGTTTCAGTAGATACCTATTTGAGTACCTACAGAGATTGGCGAGATACAAGCCTTTGGCCAACATCGGAGAAGGAATCACAAATTCGCCTTGATGCGGCTAAGAAGCAAGGCAACCCTTTAGAGAAAAAGGGCCTTATCGGTGCTTTTTGTCGATGCTACAGTATCACGGAAGCTATCCATAAGTTTCTCCCTGAAGTCTATGAACCTACAGCTGTAGAAGACCGGTACACATATGTAGCCGGTAGCTCGGTAGGTGGTTTAGTTATTTACGATAACGATACTTTTGCTTACTCCAACCATGCAACTGACCCAATCAGCGGTAAGCTCGTCAATGCGTTTGACCTTGTCCGGATCCACTTATTCGGAGATAAGGACCCAGCCGATGAGACCAGCGTCACTAAACTTCCAAGCTACAGGGACATGATTGACTTTGTGAACGAAGACGGCGCTGCGCCAATCCTGCTCGATAAGGAACGTATGGCCGATATGGAGTTCGAGGACATCACAGACGATGACGAGGACTTTTTATCAAAGCTTAAACGTGATAAAAACGGTACCCCTGAATCTGATGTGTACAACTGCTTAGTCGTCCTTAAGCAAGACCCAGCGCTCAAAGGTAAAATCCGTCTCGATGAATTTGCGCACCGCTTAGTCGTGATTGACGACCTTCCTTGGCGTGGTAAGGACGAAACCCCTTACTGGACGGATACTGACGATGCATGCTTACGTAACTACTTCGCTACGAAATACCTCATCAAGGGTAAAGGCATCATCGACGATGCGCTCCAGGAAGTCACGCAAGATAATAAGTTCCACCCTGTGCGTGAGTATCTAAAGGGGCTAACTTGGGACGGCGAATGTAGACTAGATACTCTCTTCATCGATTATATCGGTGCGGAGGATACGGAATACATTCGCGCGGTTACCCGTAAATGGATGTGTGGCGCGGTAGCTCGTGTTATGGATCCAGGCGTTAAGTTTGATACGGCGATTGTGTTGTATGGTTCTCAAGGTCTTGGTAAATCCTTAATCCTAGAACGCTTAGGCCGTAAATGGTTTAATAACTCACTCGTTGACATCAAAACCAAAGATGCCCTAGAACAAATTCAAGGCTCTTGGATAGTCGAACTTGCCGAACTGGCACCTACCTACAAGAACGATAATGAAATCGATAAAGCCTTTATCAGTCGTACCTCTGACCGGTTCCGTTCTCCATATGGGAGACGCACCGAAGAGTACCCTCGCCAGTGTGTGTTCGCTGGTTCTACTAATAATCTTATGTTCCTTAAAGACCGTACCGGTAACCGCCGATTTTGGCCAATTACTGGCGATAAGGACCGGAAGACAAAGCACTCCTGGGACTTGTCAAAAGATGAAATTGACCAATTATGGGCAGAAGCGTTCGTGTATTGGTCTGAAGGTGAGCCTTTGGTATTGGAAGGAGCACTTGAAGAGGAAGCCCTTAGAATTCAATTATCGCACACTGAAGGCGGTGAACTAGTAGGACTCATTGAGGAATACCTCGAAATGCTACTACCTGAAGACTGGGAAACAATGGATATCTACGACAGACGAGATTACGTTGCTAATTATGGCGATGACGATCATTGCGGTTCAGTGCAGCGGGAACGAGTGTGTGCCCTTGAGATATGGTGTGAAGTGCTTGGCGGGGACAGGAAGAACCTGCAGAACGCAAAGGCTAGAGAGATTATTGACATCTTACAATCAACGCCAGGCTGGAACCCATATACAAAAGGGACAGGAAAAGCACGTTTTGGCAGGCTTTACGGTCCACAGAGAGCGTTTATAAAGGAAGGTGCAGACCTCCTATCAATGTATAAACAAAATCAAGGTAAGTAGGTGTGTCCAATTATTTGAGGTGTGTCCAATTATTTAATAGGTATGAATGTTCGTAAAAATAAATATTCAGGCCTATACATCGATTAATTTTGATATAGTGCAATAATTGGACACACTAGACACGCTTGGACACACTAATTGGACACGGGCAAAAAGCGGATAACTGCTAAACTAAATAGTAAAGTGTGTCCAGTGTGTCCAATTATTTATATAAAAATAAAAAAATAAATATATGAATAATTGGGTGTATATATATAAGCGTAAAAAACGCAAATACGCGTATATATATATGTTGGAAGAAAATTGGACACTTCGGACACACCCCCCCCATAAATCCAGTAACGGCGCGGGTTCATAGGCGTGTCCGAGGGTGTGTCCAATTATTAAATGAGAACGAGGTGAGAACGTGGAAAAAGACATCGAGCGATGGTTAGGAAATCAACTCAAAAAAATGGGGTGCATATATATGAAATTCGTGTCACCTGGAAATGATGGGGTCCCGGATCGGATTATTGTACTTCCCGGAGGCGGTGTTATATTCGTCGAGTTAAAGGATACAAACGGAAAGCTAATGGCTAACCAACGAGTACAGATTTCACGATTACGAAAGCAGGGCGCTTTGGTGTTTGTGGTAACCGGGATGCCTGATGCCAAGTTATTTGTTGAAGATATGGAAAGGGCGATACATGGACTTTCATCCACACGAGTACCAAAGCATTGCAATACAACGAATCATTGACAATACCCATTACGGCTTGTTATTGGATATGGGGTTAGGTAAAACCATATCTACACTCATTGCGATTGAACGGCTTATGTATGACTACTTTGATATTAAAAAAGTATTACTCATCGCACCTAAGAAGGTAGCAGAGTCTACATGGGCCCAAGAAACGCAAAAATGGAGTGCAACAAGACGTTTAATGGTGGCTAAGGTGTTAGGTTCCGAAAAGGAACGTATACAGGCCTTAGAGAGTGAATCTGACGTTTATGTGATAAATCGTGAAAACGTGCAGTGGCTATATGAGTACTATCGTAAGAAAAAATCGTTCCCTTTCGATATGTTAGTCATCGATGAGAGTTCTTCGTTTAAGAACCCGCAGGCAAAACGGTTTAAGGCGATTCGTAAACTTCGACCATTGTTTAAGCGTATCGTCATTTTAACAGGTACACCGGCACCTAATACCTTACTTGATATTTGGGCGCAAATGTACCTCTTAGATGGCGGTGAACGATTAGGTAAGACGATTACTGAATATCGTACCCGGTATTTTACACCGGACAAAACCAACGGGCATGTCGTGTACAGTTACCGATTACAGCCAGGTGGAGACAAAGCGATATTCAGCAAGATGCAGGATATCTGCATGAGCTTAAAAGCGAAGGACTATCTTACACTACCTGAACGTATCGAGAATGTCATCACAGTAGAGATGAACCCTAAAGAATGGGAACTCTATAAACAGATGGAACGTGAGCACGTGCTTAGCTTAGCCAGTGATGACGACGTAAGTGCACTTAATGCAGCAGCACTCGCTGGTAAATTGTTACAACTAGCGAATGGATCCATTTATAACGATGATGGTGAAATCGTAGTTGTCCATAACGAGAAGATTGAACGCTTGAAAGAATTGGTAGAAACGAATGAAGGAAAACCGATGTTAGTGTTCTACAACTTCAAGCATGACCTTCAATCTATCAAAGAAGCGTTCCCGAAAGCCGTCGAGCTTAAGACCGATGATGATGTAGCGAAGTGGAACAAGGGCAACATTCAAATGTTACTGGCGCATCCCGCATCAGCAGGGTACGGCTTAAATCTGCAAGCCGGCGGTAATATCATTGTATGGTATGGACTAACGTGGAGCCTTGAACAGTATCAACAGGCGAACGCACGACTTCATAGACAGGGGCAAACACAACCCGTGATTATCCACCATTTAGTCACTAAGGGCACGATGGACGAGCAAGTCATGAAAGCGTTAGAACGCAAAGAAGCGGGGCAAGATGCCCTCTTAGAAGCTATTAAATATCGTAAGGAATTGTATAAGGAGTAGAACTATGCAAAAGAAATGTAGACGATGCGGGGACACATTCACAGTAAGAACTCACGAGGACTATTGTCCTGAGTGTGAGAAAGTTATGACACCTCCTGGTGCAGGCGTGAGTAAAGAGTTAACCTGTGAGGGATGTGGCACAACCTTCATTCACAAAAAAGAAAAAGCGCAAGGTCGTTGGCCTAAATATTGTCCGGAGTGTCTACCTAAGTATTCGAAGGTACCTAAGAAGAAGGAAGTAGCGGTAGAACCGGTAGCCCAAACTATCGAGGAGCATGAAGTTAAGGCCATTAAAGAAGATGTTATCAACCACCCTTCACACTACACACGGGGCAAGATTGAGGTTATCGATTTTATCGAGGATCAACAACTTCCGTATCATCTAGGTAATGTTATCAAGTACATCGCAAGAGCAGGGTATAAGGGTGACAAACTCGAAGACCTAAAAAAAGCGCGGTGGTACTTAGACCGTTACATCAACGAGGTAGCGCAGCATGAGTGATTATAAAGAAAAGGCGACTGCGTATCTGCAAGATATCAAGCTGATTGCGATTCGTATTCAATCACTACGGCAAGATATTCGCAAATTGCAGTATGATATCATCACCTTATCGGCGATTGATTATTCCAAAGACAGAGTATCAGGGGGCGGTACTCCAGTAGGTCTTGAAGGGGACGTAGCAAGACTTGTTGATACAGTAGATGCCAAAAAACGGGAGATAGCAAAGCTTATTGCTAAAAGGGAAGAAGCAAGGGCTTTAATTGAAAAGATAGAATGTATACCAGGGCGTATTATATTAGCGCAAGAGTACATTAACGGGGCATTCCCTAAGAAGGTGCAAGCGATGATATATTACGAAAAAAGCAGTTACTTCAATTTAAAAAATAAAGCGTTGAACGAATTAGGGGAACTCCTTTCATAGTGGAGTACTTTGGAGTGTTTTGGAGTGTTTTGGACTTAAATGAACCGACTTGACAAGGTATAATGTAGTTGTGAAAGGTGTCATTAGTCATCTAACACAAATCCTCTCTTATACACAACTCGGCAAAAAGCACGGTGATGACGACCGTGCTTTTTGTTGTATGTAACATTGTAAATACAGGGGCCCGTATTTATGGTGTAGGCGATCGCGTAAGCTAAGGAGAGGGAATATGTAAAAATGAAATTTACCGCACAATGAAACCAGGGCGAGCCGAATATGTCCACATACATTTCAAAGCTTATACATTATGAGCTTGCCCTGTATCGTTGTACGCTGACATCTGATGACTAGAACTAGTAGTCCTCCGATAACTATATAGCCTAACAACAACCAACTAGTCATCGGATTTGAGCGTACAAATTATAAAGGTGAAAGGTATGAGCACAGAAGTCAAATGCATTAAACGTAAATGCCTGAATAATAAAAACGGCGTTTGCACGGCGCAACTAATTGAATATGACGGTCTGTGTCAAACCTATATCACACACGACCAAGCACACAAAAGTAATTGTGGATTATGCACTCGTTCGCACGGCCGATTTAAGAGAAACAGCCGTGATGTATTAAGATAGCCAGGAGGTGAGATAGTGGCTGCATTAGCAAATAAACGACACGAAAAATTTTGTCATGAGTACATCAAGGATATGAACGCTACACAGGCTGCTATTCGCACTGGTTACTCTGAGAAAACAGCTAAAATGCAAGGTAGTCGCTTGATGACTAATGATGACATCAAGGCAAGGGTCAAAGAGCTCCGTGACGCCTACTTCAACGAAAACATCATGACGGCTCAGCAGGTCGAGTATGAGTTAACACGAATCGCACTGGGGCTCTCAAATGAAAAACAAGTGGTTATCGAGGGCACTGGGGAAGGATGTTCCGAAGCCCGCATTATCGATAAACCGCCTGACGAGAAGTCGAGACTGAAAGCCCTGGAGCTCATGGCAAAACGGCATAGAATACTCAGCGGTGATACGACTATCGATATTAAGCCTGTACTCATCGTAGGTGGTGACGATATTGCAGACTAATAGAGTGTACTTGCCGGATATTGTAGGCAAGGGATACGGTGCTTTTTGGCGGTTCAAAGGTCGTTATAAAGTAGTCAAGGGCAGTCGTGCCAGTAAGAAGTCTTCTACGCAGTCTCTAAAAGTCATTGTGGAGATAATGGAGAACCCTTGTATTAACTGGTTAGTCGTTCGTAAGACAGAACGGACTTTGCGTGACAGTTGTTTCGCGCAACTCAAATGGGCTATGCGCCAGTTGAAGGTGGAGCGGTATTTCAAATGTTCCGTATCTCCACTTGAGATAACGTATATCCCAACAGGACAGAAGATTCTATTTCGTGGTCTCGATGATCCTTTAAAGGTAACGTCCATTACTGTTGAAGTCGGTGCTTTGTGTAGGCTATGGATTGAAGAAGCTTACGAGATTATGAGTGAAGATGCCTTCAACAGACTGGATGAATCTATTCGTGGTCAGTTGCCTGACGGTTTGTATCACCAGGTAGTCTTAACTTTTAACCCGTGGTCCGATAGGCACTGGTTAAAGAAGCGCTTTTTTGATGAACCTAGTGACAACGTTCTAGCCATGACTACGAATTATCTGTGTAACGAGTTCTTGAGTGAATCTGACTTAGTGTTATTCGAAGAGATGAAGAAGAACCCTAAGCGGTATCAAGTAGCAGGGCTCGGTAACTGGGGCGTTGTTGAAGGCCTGGTTTACGAAAACTGGAAAGAACAAGAATTTAGTGTTGATTATATTAGAGGTCAAACCGGTACCAAGTCCGCGTTTGGCCTTGATTTTGGTTATACGGTAGACCCTACAGCGCTAGTGTGCATGCTTGTTGATATGGTGAATAAGAAAATCTACATATTTGACGAGCTGTACGAAACAGGGCTTACGAATCAACAATTAGCATCCCGCATCATTGATATGGGTTACGCTAAAGAGAAGATAAGGGCCGATAGTGCCGAGCCTAAATCTATTGAGGAATTGTACCAGGCAGGGTTAAAAGGAATAACCAGGGCACGCAAAGGTAAAGACAGCATATTAAACGGCATTCAGAGGATACAAGACTACGAATTAATCGTTCACCCAAGATGCGTTAATGTGCTGCGTGAATTATCCACGTACCAATGGGCGAAGGATCGCTTTGAGAAATACACAGGGAAACCTGAAGACGAAAATAACCATGCTATGGATGCTATGCGGTATGGTTTAGAAGATATTAATGTAGAAAGGTGGTCGTTTGATTGATATTATCTCAGCTGTGGGACCGCATCATAAAAGGTTCCGCGACTATGTCGGAACGCGAGTTCCTACAAGCACAACTGCGTAATTTTCTGGGTAGCGAACAGCGTAAAACGATGTGTACTGCTATCGATTATTATGACGGTAAACATGACATTTTGAATAAGCAACGATATGTTATTGGTGAGGGTAATACGCGAATAGCGTTACAGGGTGTCCCTAACAATCAGATTGTGGATAACCGATTTGATGATTTAGTAGACCAAAAGGTTAACTACTTATTGTCTAAGCCGTTGGATATTAACGCAGATGATGACGAGCTCGATAAGATGTTTGGTATTCAGTTCCAGCGTTTGTTGAAGTCTGTCGGTAAGTTCGCAACGATGGCGGGTAAGGCGTATATACACCCTTACATAGGCATCGACGGCACGCTAAAGTTTAAGATGATGAAACCGCATCAGGTTTTACCATTTTGGGCAGATGAGGAGCACACACAACTAGATGCGTTCTTATACTTGTACGATATTGAGTACTACACAGGGTTAGAAACTAAGACCATTCATAAAGTGGAATACTACACACCGAATGGAATTCAGTATTACATATGGGATACGGAACGTTTACTTCCGGACCCCGATAAAGAAGATACTGCTAATTTTGCGATTGCCGATACACCTTATAACTGGGAACGTATTCCTCTCATTATGTTCCGTGCGAATGAATTCGAGCAACCGCTTATCGATAAGGTTAAATCCTTGCAAGATGCACTTAACCGGTTACTATCTAACTTCCAGGATAATATGGAAGAAGATATCCGCAGCACAATTTTGATACTACAGAACTATGACGGCGAAAATCTAGCTGAGTTCCGTCAAAATCTTGCTTCGTATGGCGCGATTAAGGTTCGCACAGTAGATGGTGTCAACGGTGACGTGAAAGCCCTAAAAATAGAGGTGAATAGCGACAATTACCAATTACTGATTAACATTTTGCGTAAGGCTATTATCGAGAACGGACGGGGCTTTGATGCTAAGGACGATCGTATGGCTAACAATCCAAATCAGATGAACATCATGTCCATGTACTCTGATATTGATTTAGATGCCAATGAAATGGAGCTAGAGTTTAAATCTAGCTTACACGATTTGATGTGGTTCGTTAACACGTATCGTGGTTTAACTAATCAAGATACAGTTGAAGAAGTGGACTTCATATTTAATCGTGACCTACCTATCAATGAAGGCGATACGATTAATAACTGTAAAAATTCCGTTGGTATCATATCCAATGAAACCATTATTGCAAATCATCCTTGGACCACAGATGCTGCGGAAGAACTTGCAAAAGTAAAAAAGGAACAGTCCGAAGTAACAGCAGATTTTGTTGTACCGAACGGCGGTGAGGCAGATGGCGAATGATTACTGGGAGAAACGATATGAGCGCTTACTAGATGAATCGTTTCAAAAAGCGAATCTCACTGATGCGGAAATCAAAGCTAACTACGCCAGGGCGTTACGCAGGTTAGAAAAGGCTATCAACGATTGGTATCGCCGGTTCGCCACAGAAAACGGACTTCAATTAGCCGAAGCAAGGAAACTTCTGAACGCCTACGAGATGAAAGCCTTTAAAATGGATTTAGCTGAATTCAAGGCAGAGGCTAAGAAACTCGGCGTATCTGAAGAACACCAACAAATGCTATCGAACGCATCCATTCGTGAGCGGTTAAGCCGTGAACAGATGCTGTATATCAATGTGGTTCACGAGCTCGAAATACTGGCTCAAAAGCAGAGTATTTCACTTAACGACTTATTGAAAGACGTGTATCAGTCCTCCGCGTATAAGTCCGCATATACAGTGCAGACGCAACGCGGGGAATATTCACCTATTAATACGATTGATAGTAAGCGTGTTGATAGCGTGGTTCACAGTCAATGGGCGAGTGATGGCAAGGACTTCAGTAGTAGGATTTGGGGCGATACAAGTAAGCTAGTAGCTAACTTGCAGAATGATTTCACCCAAGCCCTCATTATTGGGCAAGGGGCGGACACGATGGCAGATAATCTACATAAGCGGATGAAGACATCATACAGTAACGCTAAGCGATTAATCGAAACAGAGACGGCACGGGTTCACGAGCAAGGGTTTCTTGATAGTATGAAAGACCTAGATGTCGAGGAGTTAGAGATACTGGCTACACTCGATAGTCATACTTCTTCCATCTGCAGACACATGGACCGTAAACGTGTCAGAGTCGTTGACGCTAAACCGGGCGTAACGGTTCCGCCGTTCCATTGCTATTGCCGGTCAACTACAATTCCATATATCCCAGGACTCGAGGGCACTCGAACAGGTAGAAGTCAGAACGATAAGAGTACTGATTTTGATGGTGCGATTACCTACGAGGAATGGGAAAAAGAATATATCAATTAGCAGCGGAAACGCTGCTTTTTTATTGCCATTTTAGTATTGTTGGGCGATAACTAACAAGACCGTAGCCGTGAGGTGTGGCTCACGAAAATAAAGCGAAATGGGTATTTTTTAAGGAGGTCACTATGACTAAGGAAGAATTGTTAGCACTAGGATTAACTGAAGAACAGACTGCTAAGGTCGTTGAAGACTATGGCAAGAATTATGTGTCTAAGGATCAATTCAATGCTAAAAACGAGGAACTCAAATCCGTAAAAGGGGAACTCACGACTCTTAATAGCGAGATTGATAACCTCAAAAAATCTAATGCAGATAATGCGGAGCTTGCGAAACAAATTGAAACGATGAAAGCTGATGCAGAAACTCGTAAAGCTGAATACGAGGGTAAAATCGCACAACTTGAAATCGACAATATTGTTAACGTAGCATTGTCCAACGCAAAAGCTAAAAACAACGTTGCGGTCCGTGCACTCTTGGATTTAACCGGTGCAAAAGTGAAGGACGGCAAAATTAAAGGATTAGATGAACAACTTGCAGAAGTTGCCAAAGCTAATCCTTATTTATTTGGGGAAGCGTCTGCCCCTAAAGGTGTAGCGCCTGGTAATCCTGGCGGTAAAGCACCAAGCAGCGCAGTAACTAAAGAAGACTTCGCTAAAATGACATACTCTCAACGTGCGGAGTTATTCGCAAACGACATTGATCTTTACCATTCATTAACAGGAGGAAACGCTAATGAATAAACAATTCTCTTTTAATTTACAAACATTCGCAGCAGGTCCTACGCAAACTGCTAATGTAGTTAACCCTCAAGTAATGGCGGACATGGTATCCGCAGGTTTACCAAAAGCTATTAAATTTACTTCTATCGCTAAAATCGATAACAAATTGGCAGGCGTGCCAGGTAACGAAATCACTATTCCAGCATGGGGCTACATCGGTGACGCGGAAGACATCGCAGAAGGCGTAGAAGTAACTGCAACTCAAATGTCCACATCCGTCGCTAAAGCTAAAATTAAAAAAGCAATGAAACGCGTTGACATCACAGACGAAGCTAAATTGTCCGGTTATGGCGACCCAGTAGGCGAAGCTACTCATCAATTACGTTTGTCCTTGGCTTCTAAAATCGACCAAGATGTAGTAACAGCTCTTGGCGGTGCTACTCTTGCAGTAACTGATACTAAAGTTATCTCCTATGAAGGTATCGTTAACGCAGTAGACAAATTGAACGAAGAAGACTACGTTGAAAAATATTTGTTCGTAGCACCTTCTCAAATTACTGCACTTCGTAAAGACCCTAACTTCATCGACAAAACAAAATACGGTAACGACGTTATGATGACTGGTGAAATCGGTATGATTGCCGGCTGTCGTGTTGTAACATCTCGCCGCATCAATGATACTGGCGCAACTATCGACAACTTCATCGTTGGCGTATCTGCAGAAGTGGAAGATGGTACTCCTGTATTACCTGCTGTAACAATTTACATTAAACGTGACGTTGTTGTTGAATACGATCGTGTTCCTGAAAAAGGTATCGACAAATTCGTTGCTAACGAACACTACGTTGTTGCGTTGACTAACCAATCCAAAGTTGTAAAAGCTACATTCAAAAAATAGTAGGTGAATAATATGACCACGAAAGAGACAGTTTTACAAATTCTTGAATCGTGGCTCGGGTATGATGCAATTTCTGATATAAATATCATTGAGTATATGATTGATGCGGAAACACAACATATCCTCAATGATATCAATCAGAAGGAATTACCTAGCGAATTACAGCACGTTCTCGTATATCGTGTAATTGGCAGCTATATCACCACAAACAAAAATAAATTGATTGAAGCCGACGGAGAAATGGCGAGCTCCATTAAAATGGGCGATACTGAAGTTCAATTTAAAGGAACCGACAAGGCATCCCGTCTCCAAGAATTGGACACCGCTTTGAGTGGATATGGAAGGGGTGACCTAGCATGCTTCCGACGGCTAAGATGGTAGACGCTGCTAGAAAGCAGTTAGAACGATTATACGATTGTACGTGTTATGTTATCTCCGAAGTGGATGCAATGGACCCCGATACTGGAATTATGAGTAAAACTGCCAGTAGAGAGGGTCCTTTTGCTTGTAGAATTAGCTATAAAACTCTCTCTACAGGTCAAATCGCTGAGATTGCGAAATTTAGTACCACCACGGTACTTTTCACCGCTCCGGAGGTAATCATACCTAATGGGGCTCGAATCGAGCTTATAGGGCGAAATACGAAGCAACTTTTTCGCAGTGCCTCGATTTCTGCACGATATGACACCCACCAAGAGGTGCAACTCGAAAATTTAGAGGTGCATTGACATGGGTGTTGAATTTAACATGGAAGATTTTGCTGAATTTAATCGAAGCCTGGTCAAACTGAGTCAATCAGGTAGCCTTCAGAATTTCAACAAGCAAGTTGTGAAGGAAATGGCCAGCGTGTATGTGCGTGAAGCTAAATTGAATACACCAGTCGGGAAACGATCGGTTAAATTCATGCAAAATGGTCAAGTACAAACAAAGTACTTTGATAGCGAGCATACTCGCCAATCGTGGAGTGTTGGTAGATATCGACTGGACGATAGAACCGGACGGGTTAGGGTGTTTAACACATCCTCTTACGCCTCGTTTTTAAATGATGGGCATCGGCAAGAAGTTGGGAGATTTCTTCCGTGGATAGGCCAATCTAAAGGTGGAGTAATGCAAGGCGGTAGACTGAAAAAGCCTTGGGTAGATGGTGCGTACATGCACGAGAAAGCTGAAAAGGCACTCAGTAAAAACGCTAAACGTATTATGGAAATTGCATTAAAGAAATGGATTGAAAAGCATGGTGGATTCTGATGTATTAACAGCCGTATCTAAAGCCGTACATACGGCACTTAACGTGCCTATATACCTAGAATTCAAAGAAAACAATATGACATTCCCCTGCGCATATATCAAGCTGATTGAACCTAGTATGGGTAGACATGTCGGTGATCTTTACAATACTTCTTTGGATTTAGACATCATGTATTACGCCAATAATCTTGATGTGGTTACTGATACGCGAAAACTCATTGATATTCCTAGTGTGCTGTACCTACTGCTTGAATTTGTACAAGTTGGGGAACGTACAATTATGGGCACTGGCATGAAATATAAGATTTCAGACGGTGTGCTGCACTTCTTCGTGACGTATGAAAACATACTCCGGAAAGTGGCCAAACCCGTCGAGCGGATGAAGCACATGGAATTAACGGAAAGGGTAAAAGATGGCAGATGAAAAAGAAACAGTCGAAGTAACGGCTGAACAACAATTTGATGCTTACGCTATCATTGCATCTGACAAGTACAGACGGTATCGTGATTTACTCACTTGCCTTCTTAACGAAGATGAAATGTATACGGAAAGCGACATTGATAAGATTTTAAATCAGGCATTAAACACGCCTGTGAAAGGTTAGTGAAATATGGCATTAGGTGGTGGCACATTCTTATTCCACAATAAAGTATTGCCAGGTACTTATATTAACTTCGTATCCAAAGACCGAGCATATGCAGAAGTATCTGACCGTGGCTTTGGCGCGATGATGCTCTCCTTTGATTGGGGCCCAAGTGGCGAAGTGTTCCGTGTAGATAACGACACATTCCAAAAGGATTGCCAAAAATACTTTGGTTATGACTACGGCCATGACAAAATGAAGGGCTTACGTGACTTGTTCCGTGGCTTGAAAACTGGTTACTTCTACCGCTTAAACTCTGACGGTGCGCAAGCTACAAGCACAATCGGTAAAGCAAAATATAAAGGTATTCGTGGTAACGATTTGGGTGTATCTGTTCAAGCTGATCCAGATAACACAGGTAAATTTATCGTAACTACTTACCTCACTACAGGCGATGTTCGTAAGGCAGTAGATATTCAAAAGAACTTGAAGAATGCGACAGAACTGCAAGATAACGATTACATCGTATTCACTAAAACTGGCGCATTAACTACTACAGCTTATACTGCACTATCCGGTGGTACTAACGGCTCCACAATCACCGTTAAGAACTACCAAGACGGCATTGATATGCTTGAACCTTACTACTTCAATACGTTGGGTTACGCAGGTGCGGACGACACAATTAAGAACTTACTTATTGCATTTACTAAACGTTGCCGTGAACAAAGTGGCGCTAAATTCCAATTAGTGATTCATGGTAAGACCGGGGTCAACTATGAAGGTGTTATCTCCATCCTTAATGACGTAACCGATGAAGGTGCCGAAAGAGGCTCTTTGGTGTACTGGACATTAGGTCAAGAAGCATCTTGCAATATCAATGCTACAGTAGGCAATATGATTTATGATGGTGAATACACTGTAAACGTTAAGTACAAACAGTTCGAACTCGAACAAGCTATCAAAGATGGTATGTTTATGTTCCACAATGTCACTGACTCCGTTGGTGGTAATATCCAAGGCGACGTACGTGTATTGAAAGACATCAACACATTTACTGAATTCAGTAAAGCTAAAAACCGCGACTTCTCCCTTAACCAAGTCATTCGTGTATTGGATAACTGGGCAGTTGACGGCGCTAGACTGTTCAATAAAACACATCTTGATAAATCCCCTAATGACCAAGCTGGTCGTGAGTCCTTATGGGGCGACCTTGTATATCTTGCTGAGCAATACCAAAAGGTACGTGCTATCCAAAACTTCGATGATAAGGATATCCCAGTACCTACACAAGGCGATAACAAGGAAGATGTATTGGTTAACGTACAATTACAGCCAACTGTGGCTATGGAAAAATTGTACATGACTGTTGTAGTAGCCTAGGAGGATAACGTATGGAAAATGAAATTTTAGATGCATTGAAAACGATGGATGCAGCTGACGTTGTTTCTTCTAAATTAGCGTCTTGCTATATCGTAGAGAACGGTAACCGATACTTACTGTTTCAAGCTAAGAAACTTAGCGCAAAAATTAAAAAGAATAAAGAAAAAGTGGCAATCTTGGGCCGTATTGGTGCGGGTAATAAGTCTACCTCCGTAGAATACAGCGGTAGCTTAACGATTTACCACAACACAGCTTTATTCGATAAGATGGTTGAAAAATACTTGAAAACCGGTGTGGATACATACTTTGACATGCAAGTAGTAAACAACGATCCAACATCTAAAGCAGGTCGCCGTTCTGTAATTCTAAAAGGTGTGAACCTTGACGAATTAACAGCAGCTGAATTTGACGCTGAAGGCAAATACATCGAACAAGAACACAACTTCACTTATGAAGGTGTTAAATATGTTCAACACTTTAATGAATTAGACGGGATGCAAGCCTAGAGCTTGCTCCCTTTTTTTTAGGAGGTTTTTACAATGGCTGAAAATTTAAGCGCATTCCTTAAACAAAACGTTGATGTAGTCAATGAGACTGAATACGTAGCATCTAAACGTATCAAAGTGAATGGTGAGCCAGTAGCATGGAAGATTAAAACATTAGCTACTGACGAAACAGAAAAGATGCGTAAGAAATACACTAAACGTATTACAGACCGCATCACTCGTCAATCTGAAGAACGCTTCGATGCGACTGCATACAACGAAGATGTGCTATCTAAGGCAATCACTTATCCTAATCTTTATGATGCGGAACTTCAAGATAGCTGGGGTGTTACTGAACCAGTTGAGCTCGTAAAAGCAATGCTCACACCAGGTGAATACGCTGACCTTTTGGCAGCAGTAACAGAAGCCCAAGGCTATGATGTAGGCATGGAAGATAAGGTAAAAGAAGTAAAAAACTCCTAGAATCCAATGAAACAGAAACGATGTTCGCATATTTGGCATTTGTTAAATACCATATGCGACCTTCTGTTTTTGCGGATATGGACATGAATGAAAAGGCTGTAGTAATTGCCTTTATTCAGCAACATGCTAAAGATGAGCAAGATGAAATGAATAAGGCAAAAAGGGGGTAATGAATGGCTACACTTTCTAACTATATAAGCCTCTCTACTAATATTCCTAATGCTATGAACGCAGCCGCAAACGCAACAACTAAAGCCTATCAATCCATGAACACACTTCACAATAAGATGAACGGTGTATCGAACGCTAGTGAAACACTAAAGGCTAGCATGGGCGGTATCATGAACAGCTTCGCCGGTAACCTGTTGGCTAGTACCGTGATGAATGGCATTGGCGCTATAAAAGGCGCCATTGAATCGATTCAAGATACTGCTACAGAATGGGCACAGGTGCAAGCTCGCCTTAAATTGGTAGCCGGAAGCCAGGAAAATGCCATTTACCTAAATAAGCAGATATTTGAATCCGCACAGCGTGCAAGAGGTGGGTATTTGGAAATGGCAGACGCCGTAATCCAGGTATCTCAATCCGCACATGATGCGTTCCCGGACCCAAGAAAAGCCGTAGAATTTATGGAGGGTATCCAAAAGGTATTCGCTATTGGCGGTGCATCGAAAGAAGCACAAAAGAACGCCATGCTTCAGTTGACACAAGGTCTAGCATCTGGTCAATTACAAGGTGACGAATTCAGGTCTATTGCTGAAAACGCGCCTATGATTGAAAACATCATTGCGAAATCTATGGGCGTATCTCGTGGCGAACTTAAGAAGCTGGCATCGGAAGGCAAGATTACCGCTGAAGTAATTAAAAACGCTATTATGAATAACTTGCCTGAGATTGAAAAGCAGTTTGAATCGCTTCCTAAAACATGGGGCGATCATATGCAGTCGATTAAGAATAAAGCTATTCGGGCGTTCGAACCTGTGTTCCAACGAATATCTGACCTTGCTAACAGCGAGGGTATCCGTGAGTTAGTGGACAACGTAACGGGAGCTATCCAAATGGTAGCACCGGTATTCTATTGGCTCGTAGGTGTTATCGGTGAAACGATTAATACTGCAGTATGGGCATTTAACACATTATCTAACTTTGTTAGACAGCACTCGTCTATCATGTATACAGCAATGATAATACTGGGCGGTGTAATGGCGTTTTATGCAATCCAGGCCGGTATAGCAGCCGGAAGAACGATTCTCGCTGCCGGTGCTATGGCGATTAAGGCCGTAGCAGACTGGGCTGAAACTGCTGCCCTTTTGGCAATGATTGTAGCTCAAGAAGGATTGAACGCCGCATTATATGCGTGTCCGTTAACATGGGTAATCGGCTTGATTGTTGCAGTTATAGTCATAATCTACTTAGCTGTAGAAGCTATTAACTATTTCTGTGATGCGAATATCAGCGTGCTGGGAATCGTAGTTGGTGCTTTTTGGGCGTTCGGTTCCGCTATTTTCAATGTGTTCGCATTGGGATGGAACATTATCGCAGCATTTGTTAATTTCTTGGCCAACGTATTTAAAGACCCATTACATGCCGTCGCTAACTTGTTTATCGATATATGGAACGGTATTTGGCAATTCGTGAAAGCTAGAATTAACGACATCATAGATGCGATTAATAAAATCCCAGGCGTAAATATCGATAAGGTAGGCGGGTCTACTGGCGTATTAGAACGATTTGAGATTGCCGGCGGTGAAACCACTGTCATGGGCAAAATGGATTATTCTAGCGTTACAGGGGCTTTCGGGGAAGGCTATAACATTGGGGCTAACCTTAGCCTTGGCGATTTGATGCCTAACATGCCTAACATTAAAACTCCTCAAGAGTTTGACGCTAGCAAAATTACTCCAGGCGCGGATCATGATGCGGCTGATAAGACTAAGAAAAACACAGGCAAGACTGCCAAGAACACAGGCAAGATTGCCAAGTCTATCGACATGACAAATGAGGAAATCAAGGCACTCCGTGAAAGCGCTATCAATAAATCGTTGAAGAAATGGCAAGATGCCAACGTGATTCACATTCAAATGAATAACGATGTGGAAATAAACAACGGTACTGATTTAGACGGCTTTACAAGTCAAATCTCGAAAGGCTTGAAAGACGCGTTCGCAATTCAAAGGGAGGGAATCTAAATGTATTACTTCTATATGGGGACGATGCAGATACCGATTCCCCCTAAAGAATTAACCACTACTATCAACGGCAAGAACGAAACAATGGAGTTATTGGGGAAAGGCGAAGTTAACGTTATTAAGCCGGCAGGGCTTACAGACCTTGCTTTCAAATTCTTATTGCCTAACTCCGATTATCCATTTAATGAGTCCTTGCTGTTTAAATCTAAGAAGGCTAAGTACTATATCGATGAACTCGAAAAGCTTAAGACTACAAAGACGATCTTCCAATTTATCGTGGTACGAATGAAACCAGGCGGACAGATGCTAGCCATGACTAACATGAAGTGTACGCTCGAAAACTACGTCATAGAAGAAGATGCGGACAATGGCTTTGACTCCTACGCTAGCGTTACTTTGAAGCAGTGGAAGCCTTGGGGTGCCAAACGCATCGAAGTAAAAACTGATAAGGACGGTACTGCAAAAGGTAGCGTTAAGTCGGATAGGCCTACAGACGGCAAGGTGGCCGCATCAACTGCTAAGGTATCCAAAGGGCAGACATTGCAGCAAATCGTTAAGAAGCAACTAGGTAATACGGATAACCTATTCCAAATCGCAGCACTTAACAAAATCGCTGTGCCTGCTATCTTGGGAGTTGGCCAAGTCGTCCAGCTTAAACGAGAGGGTAATAACGAATGGCTATAGATGAAAAGAAAACAGTCGAAAAATCTCAAATCAAAGGCACTATCATTCCGTTACCCATGCCGGTGCAACTACACTATGAGCTAACCATCAGAAACAAAAGCACTGGTGATTTATGGCTCATAGAACCTGAAGACGGCGTACAAATTACGAGAGCAGTTGACTGCGTTCCAAGTAAGATGACATTCAAAGTACCTAAAGACCCTAACCTCAATTTTGAAGAGGGTGATACTGTTAAGTTCACCCTAAACGGAGGAGCGGTGTTCTTTGGGTATGTCTTTGAGAAACAGCGTGACGGCAAGAACTCTATATCAGTAACTTGCTATGATCAGATACGCTATCTCAAGAATAAAGATTGTTATGTTATCGGAGCTATGACTGCGACTGAGTTCATCAAAATGGTGGCAGAAGACTTTGGATTGAAATGTGGTTATATGGACGATACCGTATGGAAAACTCCGGAGAAACCGCAAACCATATTCAAAGATAAGTCGTTGCAAGAAATGATATGCCAATTACTCGATAAAACGGCTATATACACGCCTAATCATGCGTTCTATCATTTGTACGATGATGCGGGTGAGTTACGGCTAGCATCGTTTGAGACTATGAAGACCGATATTTACATTGATGATGAGTGCATGGAAGACGTGCAGTACACAACTTCCATAGACAAGGAGACATACAACTATGTAAAAATCGTCCGTACAGTCCCGAACGGTGCATCAAGTAAATTGGAGAACACATTCATCGCCAAGGACGACAAGAACATCGAGAAATGGGGCAGATTACAGTATCTGCTCATTCCTAAAGAGAAGGACATCAACGCAGTAGCGCAAGCCAAGGCAATCATGGCTCACAAAAACAAAAAGAGCCGTGAGATTAAGTTAAAAAATGTCATTGGCGATGTGCGTGTGCGTGGTGGATCCTTGGTGTACATCAATCGAAACTTTGGCGATATGATTGTTAATAATTACATGATGGTATCATCTGTTACTCATACGTTTAAAACAGGATTTCACGGAATGGATTTAGATTTACGATACGTTGATAATGATGCGGCTTATGAAGTTGCAAAAGACGAAGACGCAGAAGCAGTTAAGAAAATCGAAGCTGCTAAAAAGACCAAAAGCTCCGCAGTCGCTACTGGTGCAGGCGGTACAGCTGGCCAAGTTGACACAGCTTTCAGTTCTAATGATGGCCGAGTATCCCAATATGGTAAACAGGGTTGTGCGGACACAGTATGTGCTACTGGGTCTTGGTACAATTCAGATTTGAAAGATGAGTACAACAAAGGCACGGCAAGGGTTGATACACTTCGTCAAAATCTCGAGGCTAAAGGTTATACAACGGAACAATTCAACGGATACGCTAATAAAGGCGACTTGTTGATTTATGGTGATGATGAGCACGTTGTTATTGCCGATGGTGCAGGCGGGTGCTTCGGTAACTCTTCGAGCCGAGGTTATGCTATGAAGTATGGCAACGCAAATTATGCATGGCATAATGACGAAGCGCCATCTAAGATTATTCGAATGGGGGCTAAATAATGGATAGCGAGTACATGAAAATCGTTAATACGATTAAAGAAATAGCGAGCACCGTCATATCAAACGGCGAGCCTATGGAAGTAATCGTCGGCGAAGTTGTCAGTATATCACCGCTTGCTATTAAGATTGACCCTAAGTTAACAGTACCTGAAGAGAATATTATTCTTACCAAAAACACCTGCGAATGGACTATGGAGATGAGCGTTGATCATGTTACAGAAAACCGAGCAGGTGGCGGTGGTATGGCTGAATACGCAAGCCATAACCATGAGTACAAAGGGCGTAAGAAGTATCTTGTTCATAACCAATTAGTGATGGGCGATAAGGTCATTATGCTGAAGGAAACCGGCGGACAGCGTTACATAGCGTTAGACCGATGGTATAACCCGAATAGGGGGTGCACGACTAAGTAATGGCAGATAATTTACTATTACCAAAACAAAATAACGATGCCCTTATTCCTGATACAGTGAATTACATTGAACCGTCGCATACGTATGATGTTGATTTTAGAACGGACAGCCAAATTAGGGGCTATGCAGATAAGTTGCGAGCTATGGAGCAAGCAATTTATAAAATCATCAATACGGAGCGATACCAATATATCATTTACAGTTGGAATTACGGCATCGAACTACAAGACTTATTCGGACAGCCAATTCCGTATGTGTACGCTGAGTTACAGCGACGCATAGAAGAGGCTTTACTGAATGACGACAGAATAACTAAAGTATATAACTTTGATTTTAGCCACGAAGGTGGCGACGTCATGGTTGAGTTTGATGTAGATACCATCTATGGTACGCTACAAAAAATCAAGAAAGGGGTGAAAGGTATTGTATGAGCATATGACGGCCAATCGAATTGAAAAACGAATGCTCGATAGAGTTAAAGATGAATTCGATCGGCGCGAAGGTAGTGTTATATACGATGCTACAGCTCCGGCAAGCGTTGAGTTTGCAGAACTATATATCCTAGCCGATGTGATTCTGAAACAAGCGTTTGCAACGACCGCAGACCGGGAATTCCTAATACTTCGTGCTGCGGAGTTTAATATTTACCCGGAACCTGCAACGCAAGGCGAATTTGAAGCTCAGTTCAATATGGAAGTACCGATTGGCTCCAGGTTTAATTACAATGAATACAACTTTGTTGTAACAGAGGTAATCGACGACGCGGAACATAAGTACAAACTTAAATGCGAACAGTACGGACGCACTCCTAATGCGACCACAGGTGATATTACGCCAATCCAAGGTATTAATGGCCTTACCTCTGCTAAGATATTGAAGAATATCACGCCTGGCGAAGATGAAGAAGACACAGAAGTATTCCGAAAACGGTACTTTGATGCTTTGAAATCAAAAGCCTATGGCGGTAATGGTGCGGATTACAAGGAAAAGGTATTAGCTATCCCTGGCGTTGGCGGTGTTAAAGTATACCGCTGTTGGAATGGCGGTGGTACCGTTAAGCTAGTTGTATTGAATAGCGACTACAAGCCTGCAGCAGATGAACTGATTAAGGAAGTAGAGAACGTTATAGACCCAGCGCCAAAAGGCAAAGGGTACGGGCTTGCTCCTATCGGCCACACCGTAACAATCGAAAAGGCTGACCCGGTAACGATCAACTACCGAATTGAAGTCACCATGATGAGCGGGCACAACGTCAATGAAATCCAAACTCTTGCCGAGAACGCTATCAAGCAACGACTACTTCTCCGCGCTAAGGAATGGTGTAATCAAGACGAGAAGGAACATGTTATTCTTCGGACTAGTCTTGTAACGGCTTTAATGGTTGAGCTTCCTAGTGTTCTTGACGTAGGTAGGATTACTATAAACGGTGCTTCTGTTTCAAAACTCGAATTGAAGGATAATCAAATCCCAGTAGTAGGGACGATTACTTTGGTGGCAGTATGATTACAGACTTTGGGATTTTTAAACGGGATATTGATATCTCACAATTCGCCGTTCCGTTAACTCGAGATTCTCGGGATATCCAAGAAGTCTATCGAGTAGAATCTGCAGAACTACAACTGCTATGGGATATCATGCTAGATATCTTTAAAGAAGAATACATCTATACTGCAGCAGATTACGGGCTTGAAGCATGGGAACAAATATTAGGCATCAATCCTCCGGATTTGACAGACACAGAAGGACGCAGAAGTGAAATACTATCAGTATTAATCGGACAGCGTCCTTTTACTATGCCAAAAGTGCAAGAAATGCTTAACTTCAAGTTTGGCAATCATGTAGTAAAGCACTCTGTTGTATCTGATAGATACGAGTACTGGCTAGATGTAGTCGATGGATTTGAATCACAGCTCAACAATATTGTCGATTATGTGGAGCCGTTAATACCTAAGAACTTAATCATCAAGACAAAAAGTACTACAAACATTAACGGCGAAATATATGTAGGCGCTATATCTGATGTATACGAGTCCTTCCATGTCGGAGCGGCATTAGATAAGTTTGATTTCAAAGTAGGCTCTGACATTAACATAGGCATGAGCTTCGACGTATTAGAAACAATTAAAGTATAAGGAGAACACATGGCTTCTATTTATCCAAATACACGATTAACCAATTATGGCCGTGAGTTAATCGCAAGATCGCAAGCAACCGGCAAGAAGTTGCAATACATTAAGCTAGTTACTGGTGACGGTCAGCTTGATAATCAAAATATCGATACTATGACCTCTGTACTAGCCCCAAAATTAGAGTGCCCGTTCACTTCGGGCGGTGAATTCGTAGGCGACGGCCAATTTAGAATCGAATTTGCGGTTAGTAACAGCACAGTGAATAGCGGGTTCTTCGCTAGAGAGTTAGGCGTATATGCTAACCTTGAGGGTGAATCTGATTCCGCTGCTAAACTAATTGCATATAGCAACGGCGGAAACTATGCTTCCTATATTCCGTCTAAGGAAACACCGATTAATTCTAAAGTGTTTTCTTTAGATGTAGTAATCGGTAACTCTACGAATGTAACAGTTAAGAAGATTGATGCGGCATACCTCACACGAGGGGCATTAGATTCTCATAACCGTGATACAAGCGCACACTCAAATATCACAGACCAAATTAAGGCGATTCTCGGAAGTGCGAACTGGAACGACTCCCCGGCCAGTACACTTGTTACAATTAAAAACTTATTAGGACAAGGCGCTATCGTGGCATCTAAGCTCGACGCTAATGCGGGGTTTGTAAAGTTCGCTAATGGTTTCACTATCCAGTGGGGAATAGGAGGGCAGGATAACGTGACCAAAAGTGAAGTAAGATTCCCAATCAAATTCACAACGCTATTTATGGCCAACGCTATTGATGCATACTGGTCAGGTTCTGACACGCCTAGGTATTTCGCTAACTCCGTGTCGGAGAGCAACTCCACTAAAGCCGTATTTTCGGCAAGCGATAGATACGCTGCTTCTTATTACTGGTTTGCTCTAGGGATTATCTAGTTACCTATGATAATGAACATAATCTGATCACCAACGCCTTGCTGTCCTCTATAGTCACTATCCTTATATGTTAGCTGATTTCTAGAAGTCGATAAAATGATTTCAGAAAATGAATAATCACCGTTATATCTTGCGGTAGAAACGGCGATAGTCTTGTTACTGAACTCTACCGGGTAGCGCACAGTCCAAGGCTTAGGTTGATTATAGGCGTTAAATAATACCCACTGGATATTAATTCTTCCCTACGGCCATCCAAACAAAACTACCTGTGTCCGCTCTGTCGGTTAAGAATCGGATGGTGTTTCTATTAGCTTGAGAGAACCCACTGTTCCAAGTAATAAAACATTTTGCGCCGGAAGTATCAACACTAACAGAGTCATCGGTGGCTAATGCAATTAGCACAGTGCTGCTAATCGGTAGCGAAACATCTTTATAGTATCTATTAGAATCAAACCAAGTTATCCCCCACTGGGGAGTTACTTTAATAATTCTATGGACTTGCGTAGCTCACGAATGGTCTTATGTGTGTATACCCTAGTAGTGATATCACCTTGTTTATGGCCTAGCAAGGAGCGTAATGCGTTAGGTGGCGCTACCGCATCAAGTAGACTTGCAAATGTGTGCCGGGTATCGTGGATAGTATGCTTGCAGTTAAGCTGTTTCATAATATTATGGAAATGCTTACGGAACGTTGTATAGCTGATAGTGAATAGGTAATCGCTAGTATGTAGTTGCTCTATTATAGGCATGATGCGGTGATGAATGGGAATGATACGACCTTCACCGGCTTTAGTTTTGGCGTGTCTTACGATAAGGTATGATGATCGTCTATTGATATCTTGCCTACGTAAGTTAAGGAGCTCACCTATGCGTAGTCCGGTGTAGAGCAGTATTAAAATCATGCGGGAATAAGATGTATCTATTGCCCATAATTTGTTGATTTGTTGGCGAGTGAATACTCTTCTCTTAATCGTCGGTCTATTGGGCCCTAGATTTAGGTGCAGGGCGTAATTAGTGACAGAGTAATCTCTAATGATTGCGTAATTGAATAATTGATTAAGTAATGTACGGACTTTCTTACAAGATGAGTAGGAAAGTCCTTTTACGCGCATGGAATCAATCACATTTTGAAGGTGCTGAAAATGAATATCCGTGATAGACATATCCGCTATGTTGGATATGTGTTTAAAAGCAATGTGATAAGACTTAACAGCGCTATTAGAAATAGTCTGAGAGTGAATAGGCAACCACTCGTTAAATAGTTGCCTTAATGTAATGGTATTGCGTTGTCTACGTTTTAGTATAACTGCGTAACGGCGCATAATTTCACCTCCGAAAGGATACTACTATGAATCAATATGTATTTGTATTGAACGAAATGGGCGAACGAATTACGTCCTATGTTGATAATACAGTAACGCAAGAGCAGTTGTTAGCAACTGCAAAACAAGAATGGCCAGATGCAAAGGATTATATTTACTCTACAGACGGCGATAGTATGCTAGATGAATTTATGAAAGGTAAATTCTATGTAAACGGCAAGTTTGTCGAACCTGCTCCGTATGTTCCTACCAAGGAGGATAAGATTAATGCGATTAAATCTGAATACGAGCCGCGCTTCAAATCCTTAGAAGAGGCTCAGCGCAGATTGTTATTAATGGGAAAACCTACTGGGGCCATTAGTGCACAATATATCAAATTAAATACCGAAATGGTAACACGTATTAAGGAGGTACAATAATATGCCTAAATATATCGGAGAAAGTAAAGTACCTGTTATGGAATTTTGTGAGTACTGCTGGGAAGTGCTTAACGAAGACGGAACATGCCCAACAGAGGGCTGTGTCCATAATGATTTAATGGACGAGGTACACGAAGATGAAACTACCAGTCCTACACAACTTTAATGCAATTAAAGGGGAAGTGATTTCTCTTAGCATTGGTTATAACAATGTTGTTGCAAGTGAAAGTTTGTTCGCCTGTGTTCGTAAATATTCTCCGGACGAAGAATATAAAGCTAAGTTCGATATTGACGTGTCTACCGACGAGCTAGAAAACGATGAAGCATCTAAAATCACTCTTTCGTTGGATACAAATGCCCTAGCAGTCGGTAAATACCAATGGGACTTATTTATTTGGAATGGCGACCACCCTATCAAATGTCTAGTTAAAGGACAAATTACTATAGTCGAAGGCGTTAGCAATAGGGGGAAATGATGGACGAACTACACATTCACGAAAATAACGAAACGATCAAAGTTAAAGACAATACTCAAATCGTTAAACTGCAAGGACCGAAAGGAGACCCTGGGCCACAGGGCCCTCCTGGTCCTCCAGGTCCACAGGGTGAACCTGGTCGAAATGGTATTGACGGAATAAACGGAGAACAAGGGATACAGGGCATTCAAGGCCCGCCTGGTATTCAAGGACCTCCTGGTAAAGATGGTCTTAAAGGTGAACCCGGAACTCCTGGACAACGTGGAGCGGATGGCGAACGAGGGCCACAGGGGCCACCTGGACCGAAAGGCGAACCGTTTAAGTTCTCTGACTTCACACAGGAGCAACTTAATGCACTTAAAGGACCGAAAGGTGATAAGGGCGAACAAGGACCTCCCGGTCCTCCTGGTACTGGTGGCACAGGTGGAGCAGACTTGTCGGATTATACTAAGAAAGCTGACGCCGAAAATCTTTATCTTAAGAAAGTAGACCTAAGAGCTTATCTTACTATGCTCGGTGACCCTAAATATGCACTTAAAACAGAGTTAAATAATTATTTATCTAACACAGATGCGGCTAATAATTATGCTCAAAAAGGCTGGGCAACTCAAACGTTTGCATATAAAGGTGATTTAGGTGTCTATATTAAGAAATCCGAAATCGGTCAATATGCATTAACACCTGGTGATGCTTCTAGTCGTTACGTCAATAAATTAGAGGGGCAGTCCTTCGCTCAAAAATCTGAATTAAGTGATTATGTTAAGAAAACTGAAATTAATCAGTATACATCAAGTACACAAGGGCCGCCAGGGCCTAAAGGAGAGCCGTTCAAATATTCTGACTTCACGCAAGACCAACTTAATGCACTTAAAGGGCCAAAGGGTGATAAAGGCGAGCCGTTCAAGTATTCTGATTTTACGGCGGAACAATTACTAGCATTAAGAGGGCCTAAAGGAGCCCCTGGGAGCGGTGGGGGACAAGTAACTTCACAACCAGTCGAAATATATGAAGTTGTTTGGGGTAATGCTATAGCCAGTAACCCTGGTGCTGATAGAGGTTACTTAGCGTTTGACCCCTTAACTGGTTGGGGATACTTACATTTTGATTTTAAATTGAAAACCCCTTCTGGTAATGGCAATATGGTAGCATCGCTTCCACCAAATGCGCCAGTTGCAGTAAGGCTAATTGAAAGAAGCGTTGATGCAAGTAACAATAGCATTTATGTTGAACGAAATAGCCGTATAATTAAGGGTTGGGGTGTACCGGCGAACATGCGGTATATTATTGATATTATTGGTTATTGGAGAAAGGTGTAATAGATGTGGACTTGGCAATTTGAATTGAATGACATCTTAACCACTCTTACGATTGTAGGTGTGGTTGCAGGTGCAGGATATAGATTATTGATTATTCCGTTGTTACAACAATTAGACTCACAACGGATGCAAGATAATCTTATCTTTCAAGAAAAATGGGGTGTATTAACTGATACACTAAAAGATTTGAAAGATGAAATTAAATTATCACGTGCAGAGCGAATAAAAGCTGAGAGCAAGCAAGTATTACTATCTGCAAAAGTTGAAGCATTAGAAGTACGTGTTGAGGATATTAAGGATGAACTTCATGAACATACCTCAAAAGCTCATTAATTCAATTAAACAATCTTATAAATCTGTGAGGGTGGCTAACATCCACCCAACAGGTATTTTAGCTACTCGGGCGCTAGTGTTTATTATGCTAGTGCCTATTTTATTGGTGGTCACTCAATATGTTATGTCCTTTATTAGTGGGTACGTGTCAGACGAAGCGAATAAGCTGATTAATGTAGGCATCAATATTATTGACCACATATTCATACCTAGTGTCTTAACAGCCATTGTAGGCTTCTTAGGGCTTTGGGTAGACCAAAATAATAATGGTATTCCCGATAGATTAGAAGAGGAGGATAAACGATGAAAGTATTTATTAATCCTGGCCACGATATCAACTTAGATAGTGGCGCAGTTAATCCTGTATATGGAACACGCGAATGTGACGTGGCACGTGATGCGGGCAAGATGTTAGCGTGTTACTTGGAAACAGCTGGATGCGATGTGCGCACCCTACAAGATGATGATTTAGGGCTTGTATGTTCCGAAGCTAATTCTTGGGGCGCAGATATCTTCGTATCGCTTCATTGTAATGCGTTTAACACAGAAGCCCGTGGCACTGAGACTTTGTATAAGTCTTTTAACGGGCAACGATTAGCAAACGACATTCAAAGTCAAATAATCCGCAGCATTAATACGGTAGACCGTGGAGTTAAGAAACGTGATGACCTTTGGGTGCTAAATGGTACGGACGCAACTGCTGTATTAGTTGAAATGGCGTTCATTGATAATGAAGAAGATCATACTATGCTGACTAATGATTTAGATACTATCGTTCGTGCCATTGCTAGGGGGATTACTGACTACGCAGGAGGAATATAATGTATGACAAAATCAAAGTTTTACTTAATAGCCTTAGTTACCGCCATGCTGTTATCGGTGGTATTGTGCTCCTCTCCATCTTTTGCCTCTGGTATATCTTCCACGAGCCAAGCGGAGCCAACCATAACGATTCCCTTAACACAGTGGAACGAATTGAAAGCCAACAACGAGAAAGCATTAAGCTTAATAGAGACATCCAGTCTGCCATTGACCGAGGCACAGTCCTTAGTCATGAAGCAAAGGGAAGAATTGAACGAAGCACACAATACAATCTCGACATTGGAAACCGAATTAGTGAAAGCCAAAATGCTATCCATGAAGCAAGAAGTTACCTTATCAGAAATGCAGAACTCATTGACCGAATTGAAAGGGCAAATCAACAACGACAAACGAACTATCAAGCGACTACGGACGCAACGCAACCTATCTCAGATGGTGGGAGCGGGAGCAATAATCGGAGTAGTGATTCATCGGTAAAGAGGTGA